AGTCTATCATAGATTTTAAACAAAGCAATAAATACAAGAAGCGTGAATGGATTGATGATTATTTCATACAATGTGCGGCTTATGCAACGGCTCACAACTATGTTTATGGTACGAACATAAACTCTGGAGTGATTCTAATTAGCGTTAAAGGTGGCGATGTTTTAAGATACGTGTCAACTGGTAAGGAATTCCAACATTTTATGTGGACTTGGTTAGGTAGGGTTGGTCAATACTACAAGCAACAGGCATCAAGCACCTAGATCCATAGAGTATTCTGTATGAGATTTATGTTTATAAAAAAAATTTTGAAAAATATAGTGATACAATGCTACAATGGCTTTAAAGTGTTGATATTATTGAATAATACGTTGTTACAATGCTGCTACAATGGTGTTACAATGTGCTTCAGGGATTTCCCTACGCGCGCGCGTGAAAACGCTTTTTACAAAAGCAGTTTCTCATGTATAAAACTCTATGGAAGGAAGAGATGAAAAAAATAGAATATAATTTTTTACACTGGGGGCCATTTGTAACCCACTATAAATTATCTCCAGAAGAGATAGGCTCGTTCAAAGAATTATCACAAGGCCAAGATTACAGAAAAGGATTAGCAGGTCATTTGAAAGACGAGTACGAATTGGATAGAAGTAGAGTGTTTACTTTAATACATCCTTACTTACAAAGTTATGTTCAAGGCTTTCTTGATTTTAGACAAAAGAAATTAACGAATGGGTTTGAATTAAAAGCAGCTTGGATTAATCGTCAAAAGAAAAATGAATTTAATCCACCACATACTCATGACGATGATCTATCTTTTGTTTTGTACACAGAGATTCCAGACGAGTTAGAGGCTGAATGTAAAAGTTCCGTATCGAATAGTCCCGGGCCTGGTTGTATTGTATTTGATTTCAATATGCCTGGAGGAAGTTTTAATAATTTATTCTTAACAACACATGCTCACTTACCTAGTGTAGGTGATATGTTTATTTTCCCTGCTCAGTTACCGCATTGGGTTTATCCATTTAAAACAACAGAAGGCGAAAGGGTTTCTATCTCTGGAAATATAAAATTTTATGGTGGCGAAAAAAAGTAAATACAAATCAGTCGTTATAAAAAAGAAGCGATATTATTTTTATAAAATCACCTGGGTCGATCCGACGGGTGATTCTGGACATGCAACTGCTCACGATTCTTTGGGATTAACACCATCTGTTATGATAACTCATGCATATCTTTTTGATCAAAATAAAAAAAATATTTGGACCTTTGCAAGTTATGAAGAGAATGATGAATTATTCTCCGACAGGAATGTCTTTCCCAGAGGTTGTGTTGTCAAGATGGAGAGAGTCCTTTTGTGATTGAGATCCCTGCTCGTCCTTTTGTTGTTTTGTTTTTTCTCGTACTTTTTTTGTTATATCTTCAAACGGCACATCTTCTAGGATTGGTGAGTAATCGTCGATTATTTTTTTCATTCGTAGTTCTAACTCTTCTGTTGTTAAGTCTTCTAATTTTCCTGTTCTTATTATCTTCTGCTCAATATACAAACCTGCAGCTTTACCACGGGCTACTTCTGCATTCACCGCAGCTGACCATGCTCCTTTTTTAAGAGCTTCTTTTCTAATCTGACCTAACTCTGCAATATGTTTTTCATAAGTGACTTCGTATTTCTTTTGCCACTCTTCTCGTAGTTCACCAATGTATTTAACAACTAGTGGATACAATTTTGGATTTTGTAATTTACTTGCGTATTGTCTCGCCGAATCTTTTGCAAAGCCAGCATCGACTGCACATTCTGTAGCTGTTTTTCTGCCCTCGTTTGTTACCAATTCGTAGGCAAATTTCATTTGTTGCTCAGTTAATTTTTTAGGTAATCCCATACTTGATATATAGTACAACTTAAGTTATATATCAACCTATGTTTACTGGAAAGGTATTAAGACAAGCATTAGATAAATTCATGAAAGGTGAAGTGGCAGCGAACGCTAGAGTTCAAGTCATCCTACCAAACGGTGAGTTCTATGACATCACAGGGGTGCAACTGCTAGAGAATAAATTAATTGGAGTCAGAGAATCTCATAGACTTGCAATTACAATTTCACCTGAACAATGGAAGATGGGAAAAGTTATAAAAAAATTGTAAAACCATTTGACAACCTGATGAGGTGTAGTAGTGAATCCAGAGAAAAAATTTTGGTATGAAATTAAAGCGTTCAATCTTAAAAATAATTGCAAATTATCATTTACACGTGTGGAAAATACTGCTTCATGGGGGACTCCTGATATACTGGGGTATAATAGCAATAGCAACTTTTTCACTATCGAATTAAAAGTAACAAAGACCAACAAGGTACGCCTGTCTCCACATCAAATAGCATTTCATGTGAAACATCCTAACAACACATTTATCTTAGTTAAGGCCCTTGGTCTTAACTCCATAAAACTTTATGAGGGAAGGTTTATCAAGGAGCTTGATGCTCAAGGCTTGAAGCTTGACGCTTGTTCCTCGGGACTAGAAGCTTGCTTCTCAAAGCTTGTTGCTCTTTGAGCTTGGCGCTTGACGCTTGACGCTTGCAGCTTGACGCTTGTGGCCCGGATCAGGACGCACGCTTGTCGCCTCCGTCGAAGCTTCGTCGCTAATGGCCTGATCCGATTTATTACGTAGCTTGCGTAATTCTTTATAATACTTTGGATGTCTAAAAACTAAAGTCATTAATGTTTACCGTAACATATATTTTTTATTTCAGGATTCCAACAAGCTCGACAATCTTTGCATTCGTTGTTTTGATCTGGAGCGGGGCAGGTTCTGTCTCCAGGCTTCGTTGACACTGTCGACGTGTGGGGCCAGCTTGCAATTGCAGGTTGGTCAATCATTGTCCCCGAAAATCTTATAACTAAATTTTTTGGACACTCAGGCAAAAAAGCCTTGATCCAAGCTTCTCGCGTGGGCATCCAGTGGTCAACCTGAGGCGTGAGCTTTGCAACGGCAAAAATTTTTAAAAGGTGTTCTTCGTCCTGGACGTCGCCTGAATCGTGCCATCTAAACTCTTTTGATTTTTTTGAATTAATTAATAATGCCATCGCTCCAACCCAAAGCGGGGATCTGATGGCTTCAAGTCTTCGATACTGTGCAGCCTGGACCACCGGGAAAACGTAACAGCCTTTTAATGCAT